ATCCTCTACTGTATCTTCAACATCATCTTGCAATGAAGTTTCAACCTCACTATTCATATCTTCTTCATGATCCATAGGATCAAGATTTTCATAATCTCTTACTTCATCAACAGTTAAAAATCCATTAGATAAGGCAACTGCATAAGCATCATATCTACTTGCCGTATCAGTTTTTAATAATGATTCATACTCAAATGCGGCTACTTGACCGCGAACAAGTAAATCAGAAAATGCGGCTTCTATTCTTTCGGCTATTGGTTGTATTGACCACTTAACCAATTGTAAATTTTCTTGTTCAACATTTGAATAAGTACGGCTGGAATTTGGTGAACCTAAGAAGTAAGGCGGCAACCCTAGGATGTTTGCCGCCTCAGTTAATCCGGCTGTTTGTGCCTCAACCAATTGAGATTCAGCCGCATTGCTACTTAAAACTTCAAAATCAGTTGATGAGTTCATAACCACAGGCGATCTATTGCGTGATGAATACATTGCCATCCATGCGTTCTTTAGTGCATCCGCTTCTTCTTGCGTTAAATCAGGATTAGCAGATTTAATAACGGCAGTAGGATTTACACCACCATCAAAATATCTTGCGGCATATTCATTGATTGCAATTTCTTTACCCAATGCTTGTTTTGCAACGGCAAGGATTCCTTTACCAACTAAATCACCTGGCATTGTAAAATTCTTAATGTGCATGATTTCTGATTGATCATAAGATTTTTCATCAATCCTGTAAATAATGCGACCATTCTCTTTTGCTACTTGCACGCGATCAGGCGAAACAGGGTAGATGCTCTCCGGCAATCCATTAACACCTGCTTCACCCAATACCGCAATGTAATTACCGTGAACAATTAAAGCGGCGGCCATTGCGCTAATTGTTTCCATTCTAGTTTCATTAGGTACTGGCCGCAACAATATTTGTGGTGTTGGTATTACCTTGCGTTTGTTGCGATATGCACAAAGCGGTAAAGCACCAATCGCATCACTAATTAAAGTTATGCCGCGATAAATTGCAGGTATGCCTAATGCGGTATTTTGATCTACATAAGTACCAGCCCAATTACCTTCAAAGAATCTACCAACGCGACCCAAAGAATCAATGTAACCTGATGAGGTATAAACCATTGATGGTTGGATTTGTCTTTTGAGCAATCGGCCTAGCATTATTTACCTCTGTTTTCCAAAGCAATACCAAATAAAACTAAAAACACACCTGATAATATTACAGCCACAACCGGGTTAAATGTTGCGACACCTGCAACTGTTAGTAAAGAACCTACAACCTGTAAAACTGATGGTATGTATTTCATTAGTATATTTTACTCCTTGCCACTGGTAAATCTTCAATTTTAGTTACCACGCCATACCGTGCCAGTGTAGCCGCTACAAGTGGTGTTATGTTTGTTGTGCTTTGGCGATTCCATGCCCATGAATCACCCAGTGGCCTTTTAGTTGATCCCATAATTGCGGTTTTCAAATTTGGATCATCTAAATGGCTGATAGTTTTTGCTTGTACTGCATCATAAAAAGAACCACATGCCCTAGCGTAATCACGCAAGTGTATAGACATTACGCCAATGTTTTGTTTTTCTAGTTCTACTATAAGTGAAGCGGCAGGTGATCCAGTATCTATAACTACCTTAGTATTGTGTTTTTTACACAGTTCAACCAATCGTGGCAAAACCCATGATGTACCTTCCCTGCATTCAATTAGTTCAAGCGGTGTAAAATCTCTGACTAAGCCGGATACTGCTATTGAAGCGCGATCACGCTCACGCGATATATCAACGCCAAATACAACATCATTGCCAACAATTATATCTGTTCTAGCCAATGAATCCCATAATTCGGTATTGATGACTTGAACCGCATCCCTAGATGGCCATACATTTAACCATTCCTTTGTAAAAATCTCAGGGCTGTTAGTTGCGGCCGCTTCTTTAACGGCTTCTAGTAAAACACCCCTTTCCTCATGCAATGAAGGTATTGCCTGATACCACACATCTTGATCTAGGTAATCAAAGTCATCTAAGGATGGACACCATTCAAACCATGCCAGCCTGTTTTGCGGTTCGGCAATTTCTCTATGGCCAATTTCCCGGTAATGCTCTAATAACTCAGATTCTCCTGGTCGGCCAGCATTAGATAGAATCCATAACTGGCCATTGCGCTTAGTTGCCAGTGTTGGTTGTAAGTTTGCAATAAGTGATAGTGGATGTGTTAATGCTTCATCAATAACCATAAGGTTTAAACTTAAACCGCGTGCGCCTTTGTCATTAGGTGTAACAATTCCATAGGTTGAGCCATTACGCATGTATATCTTTTCACTGCCATTCACCCTTGATACCCTAGCAATGCGTTTTGAGAATTTAGGCGATAACTGAAAACTTAATAAATGTTCTTCCCATTTACCTTTGGCCATATTGCGATCCTGAGCAGTATAGGCAACATGTCTTTTAGGTTGTAACAATTCATAAGCGATACGCGTTTCAATCAATTTTGATTTTCCGTTTTGGCGACCTACCTGAGCGCATACGGTACGGTACTTGTACGATCCAACTTGATCTTTTTCTAAACCTACATCTGCTACAAGGCGTTGCCAATCAAATAGATCAAAACCTAACAAGCGTGCTACCTGGGCTAACTTATCGCCTTCTGTTTCATACGATTCATCTCTTAATGATGCCCATCTAGGCGTACATAAGATTTTATTCAAACAGATCATCCTCATCAGGTAATGCACATGAATCCCATATTTCGCGTAACTCTTTAGATATGGATGGGATTGTATGACCACCTTTACCGGATTCTTCAATGCGATCCCAGGCGCGGGCAAGGCCTAATAACATCTCACGCTTAACCGTATCAATGTCTGTACGGCCAGTAATGGCTTTAACCATAGCGGTGGTATGTCTGCCTAATTTCTTTTTAGGCTTACCACTTGCGACTATTTTTAATTGCCTTGCGTTTTGCGTTTCCATATTTTGCACCCCTTGAATAGTTGCAACTAGCACATGCCGGCCTTAGACTACCAACCCACAGTTCAGGTGATGGGAAGGAATCAATAGGTGGCTCATGATCAAGCGTAGTAGCAATGGTCTTTTTACAGTAAAAACAAAGCGGCTTTTGAGCCAAAACAACTTCTCTGATTTTTTTGTAGTTCGCATTGTATTTTCTACTATTTTTAGTTTTCATCAAAACTTTAGTTTTTTTTCCAACTTTTTTGGACTTGCCGGGGAGAGAGAAAAGCCGAACGGCGGCGTATTATAGCCACGCTCAAAATAGGAAAAAACAGGCTCATTTTTTAATCTACTTTACTAACCAAGATGTGCAATGTTCCTGACCCTGCGGCGCACACTGCCCATAAATCTTCACCATCCATCAGTGTTAGCCTTACTTGATCGCCATTATCTAACAGATAACCATTGCTTGATGTTACCGCGCTGTTACCAATCACTAGATCATGCTTAGCATGTAGCAATACATCCCGGCTTACATTGTCCACACTAACTATTGATTGACTTGTTGTAGTTACTGTTACCTGACTACTTACTATCGCCATTGATTTGATCCTCACTCTGTAATCTCTTACGCCTAAAGCGTTCAAAGTCTTTGTGTTGCTTCTTACCTACCCACATCTTGCGTTGATGTTCCATTTGTACACCTGTATGTGCGTACAGTTTATACCCAAAACTCTTAGCCCTAATGCAAAACAGTAAATCCTCACCAACCCATTCTTTATGCAATGGCATATCCTGATAGAAGCCCCACTTATCACCTTGATGTACCTGGTCGGCTTCTTTAACAAACCTTTCAAACACTGACCTATGAATCAAGATTGCACCTGTACCACATGCATCTATCTCAATGATTGAATCTTCTTCATAGTCATGAATAGCATACAAACCATTATCAGCACCCATCCTAAAAATACAAGGTACAGGCTCTAGGTATAACTCACCGACTTCCCAACCACCATGTACAACACCTGACACAATGGGGCGTTCATCTTTATCAGCCGCACTGACCAACTTCTTGAAATGATCTACTGTAAACCTTTGATCTGTATCTATCTGCAATAGCCAATCATCTGTGGTTTTTTCTAAGAAGGTTGCCACTACTTGATTGCGTAACCTACTAATAACACCTGAGCCTTGTAATGATATAAATTGACCCAACTGTTTTTGTGATCTTGCTACATCTAAAATACTTGTCATAAAGTCTGTAACTACATGACCAGGTGATGTAACACCTATTGTAATTTTCTCTGTATCTTTCATATAGACATCCACCCTTCATATTGAGCATTTGGGTTATCAATATGCCATTGCTCTTTTAACCTGTTTTGATGATCCCAATCTACTTCATTGGTAGGTAATCCACAGTAATGACACAATGCTCTATGCAAGGTTTTATAGATATGTTGGCAATATGGCACTAATGCCAGTTTTTCTCTAAATAATGATTCCAAGCGGCACATGCATTGGGTACATTATTGGCCTTATCAACCCAACCGTACCGATTCCCAATATATTTTTTACCCCATTCAATCTGTTTAATTCCATTAACAGTGGCAAGATATTTAGACCTACCCTGGGGTATTCCATAATGACTACCATTTTGTGCTTTAGGGTTAAAATTGCTCTCTTTCATGTATAAATCAATAAGGCAATGGGTTTGATCCATATCATTTAATGTCATTAAAATATATTGCTTGTAATGCGTAGGCTTGTAATTTGAATCAGATAATCCTGTATCAACAGATAATGTGTTAAAAACACATAGAGTTATCCCAAATAGCCAGCACCTCGCGAACCTACCCCTGCGGGGTTCGCGTTTTTGGCCTTTAAGCCAAATGCTAAGGCGTGAGCCTAGCACATTGTTAAAAATCATATTAGCGTAACTCCTAAACTTATCTCACTATATGAGATGTGATCTACACCACACTAACTAAGTTTCTTTTGAGTTCTTGTAATTAAATAACAAACATAACAAGATTGATCAGGCATAATCCAGTTACCACATTTACATCTGATTGGTTCGCTCATTGGCTCTCTCTAACAGTAAATCAACCATCTCTATAAATGGTCGGCAGTGTCGCTTCTTTGTCATATAGAAGCGTTCCTCAATTTCCCTGTCTGCATCAAAGTATGTTCTGATTGTCCAATCATACTTTGTAGCAGTAGGTATTACAAAGATTCCCTGGGTAATTTGGCTAATCATTACATAGGCAAACGGTTTGATTATCTTGCTATCAAAGCCACTTACCGTATCAATCATCACCGGATTAAATGGGAAATCATCAGCATTGGTAAAAGATCGGCTACTACTCTTAACCTCTAGCACTAAACCATCAACTATTACATCCTTCTCATTCAAGGTTTTATCCCTAATCTGATCATGGGTTGTAGCAATTGAAAACTCAGGCACATCTACCTTTGGCACACCAAAAGTTTGCAATAGATCGGCTATGTACAGGTTGTAGCCATGACCCTCACGCATGGCCTTGTGATAATCAAATTTAGCCATGATTTTTATACTCAATGTGATTAACGCATCCACAACCGGCGCACTTGCGTACGCCATTGATGTTTAGCATCCGGGGATCATTACACCACTCACAGCATTGGCTCAGTGGCACAATATCTAACTCAACGCCGTTATCTGTAAATGTTGCCTTAATTCCATACTTATCAATCATTTCCATATCACCCATGATTATCACCTGGGTAGTACCACTTGCCGTCTTTTGACATAACTGCCCACCTAGCCGCACAACCTTTTGGGCATGTGTAACCGTAGTAGGGCGTACCGCGACCCTTAGCAATCCCGGTTTTTAAAACCATTTCGCCATGTTCACAATATTGAACAGTTGGTGTACTTGTTGCAACTGCATCAACTACCTGATCTAAACTCATTGCTACTGGTTCGCTTTGTTGCGGTGCATCATCAATAAAAGATTCACGCAAAACCCTTTCCATCAAGGCTGACTTTGAACCAGGTCTGCCATAGATAGCCGCTACTTCAGGTTGTGGCTCAACTGGCCTAGTTAGCAATTCTGCATCCAAAGATTGTGTTGGTGTTATAGCCCAGGATTGCCGGGCTTTAGCCGCCATCACTTCCTGCTTAGATGCAACGCGCTTTGTAGCAGACTTCATAGCGGCAACTATGGCTCTACCCCAGGCAGAAGTTTCACATATCATTAACTCTGATCCGGCGGTCATGCCTTTACCTGGTATTTGTTCCCAGGCAACTGCAACACCTGGCCTTACATCATGGGGATCACGGTAACAAGCGGCGGTGTAAACCACATAGGTTTTACCTTCAACCTGCACAATGTCATAAGGCTTATTAGGATTGTAAGGTTGTAATGATGCTTCAGGATATGTTTCCTTCAATTGGGCTATTCGCTCAGCCACATCAACATAATCATTCATGTTCATTATCTGTTTTCCTTATCCCAAAGATTTACAACCTTTTCCATTAAGTATTCATTGTCTGCTTCAAGCATCTTTTGGCGCATTGATGGGTGAGTTCTAACAGTAAATTTCTCTACCTTTACATTGGTTTGTTTTGTATCGGCAGTACCACGCTTGTAGCCACTCTTAAACCCTTTGTCATAGCCATTCTCAACGGCCACAATCCATGTAACACCAATCAACAGTGCTACCAGCGTAAACAAGGTGATTGTTACCAACCAACCGTATATCTCATAGTTCATACTTCACCGCTTCCTTGAACTTGTCTAACCAATAGGCTTCAACCATTTTGGCTGATAGCCTTCCTCTAACCTGCCTTGCGCCTATTGCTTTTTTGGCGTGTTTGCGGATTAAAGAAGCCTTTACAAAATGCTTACCTTTTTCATCAACATAAGCACCTGATTGTTTGTCATATTTGACTAATTCCAACTCATTACCTTTTCTAATTCAGCCGGTAACTCAACCGGATCAACATCATTTATCACCTGATAAACAGTGCCATTTGGATGTATAGATGGTGGTAACACAACATAGCCTTTGTGTTTAATATCTATACCTGGTATTACCTTGCCTTTGAATTGCTTTGTTTTATCGGCAAGATAATAGAAGTGATAGCCGTTATCTGTTTTAACTGTATGTGTATTAGATGCTACACATATCCGGCGATAAGATTCCCATAGAACCCTGGATGCAATATTGCGTATATCAAAATCTAAAACTACAAGATTTGATTGCACAATGGCTAGGCCAATATTTAATTCAGGATCATCCTTAAACCATTTTTTAACAGTTAATTTATCGCTACTGGCATCAAGATAACCGTGGCGTAAAAACTTACATGGCTCTTTAGATTGTGGCTTTAATGGTAAAACCCACCAACCCTTTTCTGCATAGGCTACGGCGTTCATGCATACACCCATGAGCCTGCGTAGTTAGTTGTAAAGCAATATTGACCCATAGCATTATCATAAGAAATGCTGTAATCAAATCGGTTTTGTCTTAGATATTCGGTAGCCAATACAACTGATGCATAATTTTCTACCCAATAAATAAACTGATGCGACCAACAAATCGTATCTTCAAACCGATCTTTTTGGTGTAACCAATCTGTGTTTGTACCCCATTCCATTTGGGCTTCTGTTAAACCTTCAAACTGATTCTTTGTAAGTTTCATTATTTAGCCTTTTTCTTGGCTAATTCTTTTTCGCACTCTTTATAGATGCGGTGGTTATCCCATCTATTTGTGATAACCATGCCACATGTAGCGCAAACATTTTCTTTAATCCATTGTTGAGTAATCATTATTTAGCCTTAGCATCTAGTGATGACCAACACCATGAACAAAAACCTAATCTAGTTTTGGTTGGATTTGGTTTTGATAATCTAAGATCATTGCAATAATTATCATTATCACAAATCTGTAATGCAACATCTGTGCCTGTTAAATTTGTAACTTCACTAAGTAACATTATTTAGCCGCTACTTCTACATATCGGCCAACAAATTTATAGTGATGTGCATCTATAATCCATTTTAAACAAGATACACATAATGTTTTTTCATTGTGAGTGTTATAGCCAACGCCATAAAACTCTTTTTCACATACTGGACAGTTCATAATTAACCCTTCCTGGTCAATTGCGTTTACAAATGCAATTAAACACTAGTGGGCTGACAAATGCAATTATCCAGCACGGCGTGTTATGTGATCTACCTCACCCAAAAGCCTTACCCATTGCAGTAAATGACCCATCAACATTGAATGGAATCATCTCTACGCTTACATTGCCACGCTTGATATGGATGATGACCGCACCGGCCTGCCAATTGGCGTATCCTCGCGTGTAGGACATCTTTTTTAAATCACATGTATGACCTACCTCAATACCTACTAAAACCCTCTGTAATCGGCCATTAAAGGCTTCTGAGTGGCATGTATAGCCCAATCTGTGGGTGTGTCCTGAAATTACTGAAAATCCCCAGCGTTTACTAAGGTTCAACGCGGTTTGACCGGCAATATTAGATATAACCCCTTCATCCCCATGACATAGAACAAAGTTAGTACCTGGGATTGGATAGGGCTGTTTTGCGTAATAAATGCCAAGATCATCAAAGCCCATGAAGTTTGCGTATTGCAATTCAGGTAATCCCATTAAGCCGGGTATGCGTTGTATTGCTTTGTACAATCTATCTGAATGATTTGATCTGCTAACCACATCTGTTTTTAAGTCAAATAAAATATCCTGGCAGGTAGCCCTATCTTCATCCAGGGTTTGCATAAATGATTCAGCCTTACCATCTGCGAATCTTGAAATGGTATTGAAATCCATTTCATCACCAACATTTAATACTAAATCAAACTTGAAGGCATTAACTAATTTCTTTAGGTTGATGACCGCTTCAGAAAAATGAAATGGTACTTGCAGATCACTGACCACAAGGTAGCGGGCATTAAATGACTTGTCGCGCTTAATCTTCATCCTCATCATCTGTTGGATCAATGCGGGGAACTATCTCATTTGGTTTATTGTCTGTGATCCAATCAGGTATTGATACACCCGGCTCAGTAATCAACCAATAAGCAACTTCATTTGTAAAACCTGCGGCTTTGGCCGCACGGTACATCTCATTGAGAGTTACATAATGAGTTTCAAGTTTATTTAATTGCTCAGCCTTGCGCGGCGCACGCCTTCTACGCCTTACAGTTTTATTAGTTTTTTTAGTGGCCATAGTAGGTCAATTTTAGATCATACAATGCCGCGAACAGCACGCTCAACACCTTCTTCAAGGCTAATTTTTGGGGTGTAGTAATCGCTCATCATGCTGGGATCACCCACACGGTAGGCCACACCTGCCGGCTTATCGGTTAAAATCCTAAATCGCTTAGCAGGTGTCTTTTCATATCCCAGGACTTTCAAGGCTATTTGTGCCAATTCCATAAATGTGGTTGCCCGGCCTGTACACAGATTTATTGTTTGATTGCAATTGTTTTGAACCATAGTTAATACCGCTTCTACTATGTCATCAATGTGTATGAAATCCCTAGTAGTAGTTGCCTTACCCCAAATGTTAAAAGGGTTAGCGTTCATAATTGCGCGTTCAATAATTGATGGAAATGGATAATCTAAATCCTGATCTGTGCCGTAGCCGCTAAATGGTCTAAGAGTTAATACCTGTGCGCCTTCTTCACGCAAGTAATTCATTAGCATTTCACCGGTAAGTTTTGACCAGCCATAAGTCATATCCGGCTTGCCTATTTTATTAAAGTTAATATCTTTTTCTTTTAACTTCTTCTTCTTAGATAGTGTTTGTAGTTCAATAGGATAAGCGGCTGATGATGAAAAATAAACAAGATAGGGTTGTTTAGTTCTCATTGCCCAAGATGCAAACTCAGCATCAATGGCTAAATCAACCGCTAAGGCTAACGGTTCATTCTCAATAAGCATCCGGCCACCAACTACTGCGGCCAAATGAATTACAAGATCATATTGCTTCTTTTCTAATGCAAAGAATTTACGGCAATCAACGCCTTGTTTAAGATCAACTAAAGTTAAATTGGCATTAGGTAATGCACGCCTGAAGGCTCTACCTACAAAGCCATGTGATCCAGTAATCAATATGTTCATCTTAATTTTTCTACTAAATCAGCATATTCTTGTGATCTAATATATTGTTGCAATGTTAATAAATCTTGTTCATACCATAAAGGTTGATTAACTCTTTCATACCCTTCATCTACTTCTGCCTTACCTGCCGCCGGGTGTAGATGCTCAATAATTACATCAGGTAAATACTTTAAACATTTTAAATCAATACCCAATTGTTTAACAAAATTATCAAAAAATAAGTGTATGCATCCTGGGAATGTCATACCCCGAAGTTCATCAACTACTTCACGCGTAGTTGCATAGGCTGTTGGTAAGTTTTCGCCTTGCAATAGATCATCACCATAGGCAATACCAGCGTTGTATTTTAACGCTTGAATAAAGGCTTTATCCCAGCCCTGGGTTCTAGGAAGGTGATCATCACCCATGAAAACAAAATAATCATATAAAGGATACTTAACAATATCCAAAAGAAGAACCGCACCGGTATTAAGAGATTTAGCACAACCACCTGTTTTATTATCTGCCGGTAGTTTTTTATAGTTTTCACTTTTGGCGTACTCATTCCATTTAGGATCATCATTATCTATAACTATGTATAGGTCGGCTTCTGCACCGGTATCCTTAAACGCCTGGGCTAACCTTTCGGCATTTTCAGGCCTACCCCTACTGGGTACAACCACGCACATCTTCATGGCCATAGGGTAGGGGATACGGCTGACTTACTTCTTAGATATGAGAATTTGGTACAGCGTGTCTAACTTTTCTTCTATGCGTGCGACACGGCCTTCTAGGTTATGGCCACCGTTGCCATCAGGTTTTAACTCACTTAAATAGTGTTTAACCAACCATCTTACAGAAGCAATAAATGATGCAATTATTGTAACAAGAGATACAACTAATGCCATCTGCTCGTTTGCGTTCATTAACTGTTGATCCCGAATTTATCATCCGCAGGATCAAGATAGCGAATTAAAGGTGCGACTAAAGCACCGGCCAAGATTGCATATTCAGGTTTAACATCTGCAACCAAAGCCAACAAGGTTGTAACTGTTGCGGCGGCAATGCTTCTTAGATATGACTTAATTACTTCTTTTTGTTTTGTTGTAATTTTCATTTTAACCCTAACTCTTTGATTTTTTGTTCAACTTCATATTGGCTTAATGCTATTTCAAAATGCATATCATCTTTACGCTTCTTGTAATTACCACCCCAATTTAAACCATACTTAGTTATCAGTAGGTTAATTGTATTACGCTGATCCTTATTAAATGTATTTGACTTGCCCAAAGGATGCTTAATTGCATTTAAGTCTATCGCAGTACCGGATGCGTGATTGCTTAGTACCCGATCAGATGATCTAGTCATTCTAAAAGCGTATCCCCAATCATCTAATTGGCCTTCATTTATTGGCTCAACTGATTCATGAAATTCTTTACAAAAATTTATTAACAAAGGCGCAACGGCTTTTGAACAGGCAATCTTAGTTTTAGTGCCAGGTATAACAAAAGATTGGATACCTATGGCTTGCCGATCCTCACTAGCCGGCCAACCATTTGGGCTAGTGAGTTCTCTAATAATTGCCATCACCTATCATTAAGATAGTAAGGCTTTGGCTTCTTCTTGTGTAAGCCCTAACCTTTTTAATACATCAGCCTTAACTTTGGCTTGTACGGCTAATTCAGCATCTTTGGCTTTTTTATCAGCCTCATACGCCTTAGCGTCTGCTTCTCTTTGGGCAATTTCTTCGGCAGTTAATTCCACCTC